CTATCACCAAGGGCCAAGTTTGCAAGTTGACTTTGAACACCACTTCAACCGAAGCAGCATTTGAAATTTTCGATGCTGCCGACGTTGCTGTCGTTGCCGACGCTGAAGTTGGCGCGGCTGGTGATTTCAAATTCTTCGGTGTTGCACTGGAAGACATTGCAAGTGGATCTAAGGGACAATTCCGACTCAAGGGTCGGGTTGAAGCCTTGGGCGGAGGGGCCGTAGCAATCGGAACCCCTCTTACTTGCGATGCTGCTGGTGCTTTGCACGCCGCCACATTGGACCCGCCTGCTAATGCAGACGGTGGTCTGCGAGTAATCGCAGTCAGTGCTTTCCAAGCAGTTACTGATGGTGCTTTGCACCCAGTGTTGTTTGATGGCATTAATGGATTCGGTATCGTCGAACATACCCAATCCTGATCTTCTGATCACTTGGGAGAGGGGGGCTACCGCCTCCTTCTCCTCTTCCCATGGCACTTACCTACGCTGACGCTAAGGCCCATGTATTGCTCGCTTGTGGTGGAGACCCCTCCTCCACGACTGCATTTACAGTGCCTCAACGAATCGCACAGATTCTCAACTTCGCGGGCCACCACCTTTACAGCCACGCTTGGAACTGGCGTGAGCGTACCGCCTCCAACCTTGACTTCACCGACAAAGACTTTGTCGTATTGCCTGATGATGTCGGCACGATTCTCAACGTGTACCCCAACGGCAACACCTTTCGCCGCGTGTTCCTGATCTCACCAGAGGCGTTCTCTCGCTTTGAGTCAGACAACCTGACGATTACCGACGCGGTGTTCTACGTCACGCTTGCTCGTGCCAAGCCGGGCAACGACAGCACGGAAGCCAACAAGCAGCCTGCACGACGGCTGGACATCTACCCTACGCCCAACGCTCCAGAAACTGGGGCCTTGTCCGTTCGTTACCGGGCTGAGTTTGTTGAGGTTGCAAGCGGTGACGTTGACAGCACGGCCAAGGAAATCCCAGTCGAGTCGCACGTTGAGGCCCTCTACTTGGAGTACGTCCGAGCGTTTGCTGAAGGTGGCGAAGTCGGCGACACCCTGCAACGGGTGGCAATGGTTGACGCTTCACCCCTGCTGCAAGAAGCCATGCGTCGTGATGGCGTTGAGCAACCCAACTACGGGCCTTTGCCCATGGCTGTCCGTGGTCGCACCACTTCGTATGGCGGCCTGAACTTCTTCCCTAACGGCAACATACCGGACCCATCCTGATGGCAAAGAAGAAGACACGAAAGAAGGCAGTCTCCCTTTCCATCAAGCGTGGTGAGAAGTTGCCTGCTTCACGGGGTGCTGGTCTGACTGCCAAGGGTAGGGCCAAATACAACCGTGCCACCGGCAGTAAACTCAAAGCACCGCAACCGGGCGGGGGTAAACGCAAAAAATCGTATTGTTCACGCTCCGCAGGCCAGATGCGGATGCATGGCATCAATTGTTCCAAGACCCCGAAGAAGCGTATCTGTGCTGCGCGTCGGAGATGGAAGTGTTGAAATGGGCCATGAGGTTGCGAAAATTGCTGCTATTTCTTGCACCCACTCCCCACACACCCCAAGCGAGACGCATCAATGGATACTGGACACGATAGCCAATACCAAGGGTCTGACTCACTTCGTGCATTGTGGAGATGTCTTCGACGCACAAGCGGCCTCAGTCCATCCCGACGAAGCCGATCACACGTTGATGGACGAGTATCGTCACGCTGCTTCATTTCTGAAGAGTATTCGCCAGAGTTTGCCGGATGGGTGTCGCTTGGTGATCTGCGAGGGGAACCACGACGACAACATCAGGAGAGCGGACCCGAGGCGGATACCGAAAGGTCTGAGAGAGACCGCCTTATGGATGAACACGGAGTATGCGGAGGAGTTCAGGCAGTGGCACTGGCGGCCCTACATCAAATCTGCTGCGGGGTGCTACCGGGTCGGACAGGTGGTGTTTTACCACGGGTTCGATTGCGGGTTGACTTCGGACGAGTTGGAGGGCCTACAGATGAACAATCAGACGGGATGCCACCCCTACCGCCTGTTTGTGCGTGGGCATACCCATCGACCCGTCCCTGCAACCCAGATGATGAGAACCCGCAAGGTATCCCTCCCATGGTGGTTCATGAATGTGGGGACATGCGGCCCCTTGAAGCCGGATTACATGACGAGGAAGGACACTGGGAACTGGGGATCTGGCTTGGCCCTGATCGAGGCACGGATGGAAACAGCGTCCCGACTGAATGCCAAGGAGTGGGAAGCGGAGTTGAGGACGATGAAATGATTACCGCTGCCGAGAAACTTAAGGCTGACTTGGAACGATACGTCGAGAACTTCGCGTTGGAGTTTGAGATGAACAAATGGACCGTGGCAGGAGTCTTGGAAGAGGTCAAGACTGATATCCTGTTTGAGTCCGATATATGGCCCCAACCCGACTTCGATGAGGATGATGAATGAGAACGCAAACCCTATTTAATGTTAACCCGACTCCGGTGATATCCACCATTACTGGAGACACATTTGAGTCGTACCCTGACCACTACAAGTTGACCAAGGGTGTCAACGTTTCTACCAGTGCTGTGGTTGTTTTTGTATTGAACGACCAAAATACAACAGCAAGTCTTGAAGGCTCGATTGATGGGACAAACTTTGTCAATATCAAGTCAGTGACACGATCTGGCTCTGATGTTTTGGAAGGTCACACCGTGGCTCTCTTCCCATTCATGCGAGTCAAGGTCACAAGCAATACCGCCAACTCAGTAATCAAAGTAGACATCGCGTATCCGTAATGGCACTTTGGACACCATCCAACTTGAGTGCAACTCTGACGGCTTGGCAACAAGGCGGCAGCACTGTTGGCGTAAGAACGTGGCAAGATTCTTCAGGTAACGACAATGACTTGGCTCAGGCTAGTTCTGGAGACCAGCCGTCCACAACAACTCTTAATGGTTTGACCATTTTGGACTTTACCAGTTCCGAAAATGACCATATGGACTACGGCGATTTAGATGACATGGATGTTGGCACTGGCAACTTCTACGTTGTCATAGTATTCAACCCAGATTCTGTCTCTGCAAACCAAGCCTTGCTGGCAAAGCACAGCGGTGCGGATGACTATCTTTTTAGAATTACCTCGTCTGCAACTCTACAGCAATTTATCGGCAGCACATCATCGGGCGTTGCCACGACAAGTGCTTTGTTGTCAACGGGAACCAACTTCATTGCGTGCGGTTTTCGTAGGTTAGACACCCATTTTATTCGTTTGGATGGGGTGCAGGTTAAGTCAACAGGGAACACCAACTCCCTCAGTAACGCAAGAACCTTTCACGTTGCCGGACAAGCCTCAGCGGGTACTGCTGCAAACTATGACGGCAAGATCGCTGAAATCATTTTGGGCGGCGGCACAATTCAAGATGAGGAGTTGGAGCAAATCGAAGGATACCTTGAGCGAAGATACCTTCTTGGCAAACTGTCTTCATCGCACCCATATGCTTCACATGCCCCGGCCTTTGGGCTGCATGGAGTTCACAACCAAGACCTGATAGGCGATCTGGCACTTGATGTGTCAGGCCCCCTTGTCTCAGACACGTTAGCGGGGGCAGTATGACAACCGCAGAACTGAACCTCGAAAACCTGACGCAAGAGATAGAGAACTGGATCTTGAATTACCTCGACGTACCAAGCGACCACTACAGCGGACACAAGCCTTGTCCGTTTGCAAGAAAAGCATGGGTGCAAAACAAGTGCCATGTGGTTATTGGCGATGATCGAATCATTCAGCAGATACTTCACACTTGGGATGACCAGTACGAAATCGTCGCGGTCGCCGTGGCTGAGGACGAGTCTGAAGGTCTTGAGGAATACTGCAAGGCCGTCAACGAGGAGTTGCTGGAGTTCAAAACAGACTTGGTTCTGCTTCCGTTCGTGGCGAGCGAAGAGGGTCCTGATGACCCGGATCTTGAACCAGAAAAATGGGGATCAATTATTAGCGAGGCGTACTCGCTGGTGTTTGTGCAACGGCTATCCGTCGTAAATCGGGTATCCGAAGTGCTTGAGCAAATGGGCTACTACGACAAGGTAAGCCCAGAATTTTTGAAATACGTCAAAGAAAGACGAGGATAAAAATGGCTGGACGAAAGAAGTCAATGGGTAAGAAGTCAATGGGTAAGCGAGTTGGCGGAGCCAAGAAAAAGGCTGGAGCCAAGAAGTTTGGCAACACCGCTTTTGGTAAGAAAGTGATGAAGCGTCGTAAATAATGGCAAAGAAAAAAGCCACTAAGAAGGGGCCGAAGCCCACTAACCCTGCTTTGTATAGCCGGGTGAAGGCGGAGGCCAAGAGAAAGTTTGATGTGTACCCATCGGCGTATGCAAATGCGTGGTTGGTTCGCACATACAAAAAGCGTGGCGGCGGCTATAGATAATGTTGTTTGCACTGTTCATTTTGTCGCTTGGTTCAGGACCACCAGCCGACCCAGATTCGGTGGCGATGTGGATTGATGACCTCGGACGTTTGACCCCTTTTGGTCGGACGTTTGATGTCTATATCCAAACAGGCTTTGACCCTGACTTCTCGTACCCCAACGGAGATCCACGCCGCCCCTACATGATTGGCTGCACCCGTGGCAACGAGTCGCCATCCCGGTCATTCACTTGGATGATTCAGGGCGAGGTCTTCAAGAACCACAGACCTGACAGCGTCTACCCTTGGCTAGAGAACTGCCAAGAGTGCATCGACTACTGGAACCAAGACACCGGCATTCTTTGCCCCGGAGCAGGAGAGTATTGGGAGTGCATCCAAGCCAACCCATACCAGCGGTGGATGTATCTGGGTATGAACTTCACCCCAATCAACTGGGTGTTTGAAGGCCCACAGGGATGCTGTCCCCGGACGGCTGACCACGTTGACCTTGAGTACGCATGGTGTGACTCGTGGATTCTGCATGGTCCGTTGGGCAAGAAGTACGGAAACTCACAGCAATACAAGTATCCGTTGGTCCAGCAGCAGCACAAGGATTTGATAAGCCCAAGCCCAACACTTGGCATGATTATTAAGTATTGGGAGCCGCAACCAGTTGGAGAGGTTCCCGGTCAAAGGTGCTGTTCATCGCCATCGCAGAACGACTACGGTGACCTAATCCGTTGGAACGCTGACGTTGATTGGATGAGTGAGAAGTGGCCCGGTTCGTTTCATATCGCTCGGTTCACTGGTCCCGACAGGTTCGTGTCTTCTGGCGTTGTTCGCTTTGCTTGTGGCAATGACCACCCGTGCGAACCATCGCCATACCAAGTTGAGTACGACGCGGACAACTCGTGTCCGGCAGACCTAAACGAGGACGGCGTGGTTGGATTTCAAGACCTTTTGCAAGTCTTGGGCGACGTTGCCAGTTACCGATATCACTACCAGACGAGCAACGGGTTCGATGCAATCGTAAAAGTGTTGTCTGAGTGGGGGGATTGCGAATGACTTGCGCAGCGTGCGAAAAGCGACAGGCTCAAGAGCAGCGGCAACTCTCTGATTGCGAGAGCCGGTGCAAAGAAATGAGCGTCAAGAACCAGAGACTGTCTCTGGCATTGGCTGTCGTTGGCACGCTGGTCGGTAAGGAGTCTTTGGACTTCGCACTCGGTCTTTCTTCAACCCTTGGGCAGATTGCTGCTGTAACCACTGATGACACCATGGATATTGCGGGGGTCGAGGTGGCGGTCAGCCAAGGGCAAGAGACCGACCGAGGGGGCTGGAGAAGCAGTCCGGTCTCCTCGGTCGCTGCTCCAAGCCTGTTGTTTGCAGACTTGCCTGCTTTGACCCCAATGCTCATGCAGCCAGATGCTCTGTCGTTTGACGAGCCAATGGTGTTTGATTTCTTTACTGAGCAGCGGGCTTCGATTGTCCCAGCCAGCGGACTTGGCCTGCTGGGCATTGCTGGGTTCTCACGATCACGGAGGCGAAAGTAATGGCAAAGCCCCAAGGCGGACTAACCAAGTGGTTCAAAGAAGACTGGCGGGACATCAAGACCGGCAAGAAGTGCGGTCGTTCCGGCAAAGAAAAGGGTAAGCGGCCATATCCTGCCTGCCGACCGGCCAAGGTCGCAGCAAAGATGACCGCCGGAGAGAAGAGGGCAGCCGCCGCTCGCAAGACAGGGCCGTCCCGTGTGACCTACGCGGTGACAGCCAGCGGGCGGCGCAGGAAGAAGAAGAAGTGATGGAAACCCTAGACCAGTGGGCCACCCCGGCCTCCATCCTGATTGGCATTATTTTCGGTGCAGCCCAAGTCAAGGCTGCCATTGAGTCGCTGCGTCATGCCGTGGATCGGCTTGATCAAGCAGTTCGTTTGTTGGAGTCGAGAACTCAAGTGGTCGAGCAACGTATTGCAAGGCTAGAGGGAAAGACTGAGAAATGACCCGGTTCTTGCCGCTGCTACTAATGCTTGGTTGCCAGACCTCTGGAGGTGGGGGCTTGGGTTTTACTATGCCCCAGATGGGGCTGAGTCCAGAGCAGGCATCGGACCCGGCAATAGCGGCACTGGAACCATTTCGATGGGCGGGGGGCTTGTGCTTGATGAGCGGGGCAGTGCTGCTCTTCATCAGCCGGGGGGTGAAGGGGTGGATACCTCTTCTGACTGGTATTGGACTTATTGTCCTGAATGTATTGCTTGCGGAAGCCTTGACCTATCTGTGGACTCTGGTGCTGATTATCGGAACAGTTGGGATAGCGGCTCTCGTGTTTGGAACCAACCTGAAGGATTTAAAACTATGTCGTATTCGTTCTCTGATGTTCTTGCCGCCTTGCTCGTCGTGTCCGGGGCCTTCATCGCCGGAATGTGGGTTGGGCGACCAATCGTCGATTGGCTCAAAGGAAAAATCTTGAAGGAACTTGACTAATGGCAGTAAAGATCCAACTGCGTCGAGGGACGCAAAACGAGTTTACCTCAGCAGATCCAACTCTGTTGGATGGTGAAGTTGCAGTGGTGACTGATGAGAAGAAAATCATCATTGGTCCCGGTGCGTTCACCTCCCTAGATTCTGCTGGCAAGTTCATCAACTACCACACAGATCAAGGTCTTGGCACGGTTGGTGGGTCTAACGGTACAAGTGAAATCCCCATCAAGTTGGTTGGGGCCAGCGGGCAAGCCGTTGCTGCTTTGCAGGTACTCAAGAACGGTGGATCTAACGGCATCCTTGAGGTGTTCACTGACAACACCACTGAACTGGTCAAGATCAACGGTGCCGACGGTGCGGTTGATGACATCTCGCTGCTGCTCAAAGCCAAGGCCAGCCAGACGGCTGGTGTTCTGGAAGTTCAAGATTCGGCAGGAAATACACCCCGCTTTCAAGTAAAGGAAGAGGGACAAACTCTTGTCCAGCCTGACAACACAACAGACGTATCACTGGACGTTCGCGGTTCTTCTGGGTCGCAAAGCAGTGGCATCATGCGTGTGCGTCAAGGTAGCAATGACGTATTGGTTGTGAAATCAGACGGCGTTACATCTGAACAAACTGTAACCGTAGATGGCGGCAGTATCATCGCTCAGGTCGAGGACACCGCTGCATCTAACGTGACCATCACTCCATCTGCAACCGACTCAGACAAGGTTGTAACGGTTGATGGGGCTAGCGGCACTGAGAACTTTTCGGTTACTGCTGGCGGCAAGGCAACGGCAACAAGCGCAGAAATTTCAACAGCCCCAACGTCTTTTGAAGCCATTGCCAACCGGGCAGTCCTAGCCAAACAGGATCTGCAATCCTATGTGCATGGTGAGAAGGTTGCTGGTCAAGCGTCTTTTGATTGGTTTTCAAGAAAATCAACCGCCTTTAGAATTTACGAGTTTGATTCTACTGACGGTTCGCCCGACAGCGAATTTGCAACCAGCCTTATCTCTTCAGAGGTGACAAGAACCTCAAACAGCGATGGTGATACCACAACGTCTGACCCTGATTTGGGAGTGGCTCCAGCGTCCAATGTTTTCCAGTGCGTTCGGGTAAAGGATGGGGAGGTGTGCGCCGCTTCAATGGGCGTCAAACACACTGCTCTGAAATTATCCCCCGTTACCCTTACCACGCAAATTTTGACCTACACCAGTGCTGATTTGGTAACCGGAAAAGTTATTAGAGACACAGATTCAGGTACAAATTTCTTTGCGGGTGAATCCGGGACTTCAAGTGCCACAACCGGTTCATCTTTTACTTTTGAAAATCAAACGGGGGCAGATTTGTTTGTTGCGTTTGCTTTCAAAGTGAGCAACACAGCAAACCTAAGAAATGAAACTCCGGGTACAGACAACACTTATACCCACTCCGTCACTCTTACCCCCGCGCCAAGGGCTAGTGGCGTTACACAAATTACCTAATGCCGTACTCTCGCCTCCCCATCCCGGTCCAAGGTCTTACCGATTCGTTAGCCTTCCGCCAAGCGGCAGAGGGCTTTACGAAGCGGTGCAAGAACGTGTTCCCGTTCGACGCATTTGACAACAAGCGTCGAATAGGAACTCGGCAGGGATGGTTGCAGATTGGCAAAGTGCCGGGTGCAACTGCTGAGATCCAAGGCATGGCAACGGCAGAGTCTTTGGTCCAGAAGGGTCTTAACCAAGTTCTAAAGCGTCAACTAATTTATGTTTCTCTTGGCAAGGTGTATGTCACCGACTTGACTGGCGATCCGGTTCAAGCAGGTAGGCCAGACGATCTTACCAACAACGCATTTAGTGCCAACTATGACAGCGAGTCAACGGACCCAAGAGACCAGCCAAGAGACGCAAGCAACAAAAATGCAGTTGAAGCATTGCCTAACTCTGTGTCTGGCGACCAGATATTCGCCACTGATGCGTCGGTTGAAATCATTACATTCCGCCACGTTGGACGCCGTGATGAAGACGCCAACGGTGTTGCTAGTGCGGCTGGCAGTATCGTATTTACAGACGTTCCGGCGGTTGGTGCAACCATAGAGATTATCGACAATACGTCGGGAACCGCTGTTACCAAAACGTACACCGCGACCGCCACAAGTGGTCATGCTGACGGATCAAGCAGCCCCAGTTTCTTCCAAGGTGCAAACATTGCTGCTGCTGCGGCGAGCCTAAAGAACGCTATAGAGGCAACCAACAAGGGCGGCCACAACGCAGTGGGTGCGACCAACGGCACTACCATCCACGTTGGCATATCCAGTGCAACTTTGACCTTGACGCAAAAGTTTGGCGGGTCTCGTGGAAACACAACCATCACCGCAACCGATAATGCCAACTGCAACGTCACCAACTTTACCGGCGGGACCGACGATGAGCCGCACCAGTATGCCTACATGACTGATGGTTTGCGATACGTTAAGGTTGATCTAGCGGCAAACCCTCCGGTCGTGTCTCAATGGGTTGGACCATACAAGACAGTCAAGGCGGACTTTAACGGTACGACCTATTTTGCCCCGTTGGTTCAACGCCACGGTGCGAGGTTGGTATTGGCTGGTATTCGTCCCGCAGGCAGCAACTGGTTCTTAAGCAAAATCAACGACCCGTTTGACTGGACACCGGGAGCAGGGGTTACGGTTGGTGTTGAGGCTGTGGCTGGCTCGTCTGGCACGACCTTTGGTCAGATCGGCGACAACATCAAGGCTTTGATTCCAGTTGGTACAAACAGTCTGGTCTTTGGCTGCACCAACTCTATGACCATGCTGACCGGCGACCCGGCTTTCAGTGATGTCAAGTTCCGTCAGGTCTCACGAACGGTTGGCGTTTTGGGTCCAAGAGCGTTTACGCCAATCAACGAAATGTCTACGCTTGTTGCTTCTCCCGAAGGCGTGTTTGGCATTGACCCCAACACCTTTGATATCGAACGCGGTTCTAGGGTCAGCAAAGACAGGCTAGACAACTTGTTTTCTCGTTTGGATTTTGAAAACACAAACGTGGTTATGGGTTACGACGATGCTCGAAGTGCTGCATTGATGTTTGTTACCAAAACCGATGACCCTACTTCAAGTGAAATTTTTGTGCTTGATATGTCCAATGGTGGATGGTGGCAATGGCAAATCGCCAACCCAGATATGCGAGGGGTGCAAGCCGTTGCGGCGTTCCGTCCTGTTGACGGTGACCGAACAACGCCGTGGATCGGCACAAAAAACGGACACCTTTTAGCCCAGCCTGAAAACCTTGTTCTTCACCAAGACGGTGCGGTTGACTCCAGTTCCTCGTTTAGTTCTGGCGGCATCAATCATGCCCCAGACACCACCGCAGGCGTGGCAACTGACCTTGATTCTGAAGTGGTTATTGGGCCAATAAACAGCGACCCGTCCCGTCGCATCATGCTTAAAGATGTTCGGGTACTTCTTGGCGAAAAGTCAGAGTCGGACACAGACACTCTTGAGACTGGCCCGTTCATGTCGTTGCTTTTTGGCGACACTGCACAAAACGCTATTGGGTTTATTTCCGGCGGTGTTTTGACTACCACCAACACTGTTATTGATGGCGGCGACCAATCCACCAGCATAACTTTTGACACAGCCTTGCTTGGCGTAAACCCTCTTGATGGTGGTGACGTTGGTGAGTCTACTGGTGATCAAGACAGCGATTACTCGGCTATTCTTTGGGGCGGGTTAGCCTTTGACCCAGATGGAACGTACACCCCAAACACCACAGGCACGCTGCTAAACAACACCGTGTTCTCTGGGCCGGGTAACTGGACTTTGTCGAGAACAACGGCAGGTAAATGGCAGTTAAAAAACGGCGGCGTGGCGTACTACGAGACTGCAAATGTTGTGTCTGGCTTGCCTACAACTATTCGCCTGAACCAAGATTCAACCCCACCGTATTTGCCTGCAACTGGTCAAGAGGCAACTTTGGTCAACTCGGGGTTTGGAGCGGCGCAGGCTACTCCAAACGTACAACTGGCTCGTGGACGTTCCACAGCCAAACGCTCCAGAACCCGTGCGAGCGACATATTTGTAAAGATCGGCGCAAACTCACGCGCATGGGCATTGGAGGATGTCTCCGTTGATGTCGAAGACGGCGGACCCGTCAGGAGTGTTACATAATGGGATTTTTTAGCGACTTATTTGGCGATGAAGGCGAACGCGATGCCATGATGCGGCAGGCATTTGCTCAGTACGAAGAGCGAATGACCGGCTACCTCGCAGATTTTGAGTCACGATTTGGTTCAATTATTGGTGACCTTGAGTCAGAACGTGATGCTGACATGGCGGCGTTCACCCAAGGATTTCAAAACGCAATTAGCAATTATCAGGAGGCTGTGGTTGGCAGGCTGGAAGCAGGGTTCGGGGAAGCACGGGGTCTCATGGAGCAAGGGTTTGACCAAACGCTGCAAGACATCGACCGTCAAACAGAAGCGGCGAGCCTCCGCTCGGTGGCACAAGGGGCGTTGTCGGGCGTGTCTGGGACAGGCTTTGGACAAGCGCAGACTGAAGCAATCCGTGCCGAAGGTGGTAGGGAACGCAGGAGAGCGGATGAATCGTTCCGTCGTGAGATGTCCAATCTTGTTCTTAGCGAAACTGGGGCGTTAGCCGAGGCCGGTGGCAACCTGACCAATCTGATGATTCAGCAAACTACTGGTGAAAGCGATCTGCGTCGAGCGTACTCATCGGCAATTACTGGCCTTGGAACAACCATGGCTTCAACCCTGCTTGAGGGTGGCTCAAACATTGCGGGCATGGGTTACGACACCATGATGCAAAGGGCCTCGAATGTCGGCACTGGCTTCAACTTAGGCGAGGCTTTGGTCAATGCTGGCATTTCTTACGTCACAGGAGGTATTGGCAGTGCGATTGGAGGGGCTGTTGGAGGGGCGGCGGCCACCGCATTTACGAGCAATGCTTTTCAATCTGGCGCACCACTAGGTGGCGGGCCGGGAACGATTACAACTGGCGGAGGCATTCCGCAGGGATACGCAACATTCAACCCAGCCTATGGACAAGGCGGCGGATATTCATACCAAACGTATTGAGGTAAACATGGCAAACGGAAATCAACAACCTACATTCGCAGGACAGAAGGTGTCCCCAGCCATGGCTCGGGCAGTCTCTGCCTTTTCTGCATCTATCGAGGCCGAAGGTCAACGGCGCAGTCGTATGGGTCTGAGCGGTGCTGGCTTTGCAGCAGGCTTTAAGGAAGCAGTGTCCCCAATTATTGACTATTCAGACATGCTTGAAGGTAACGCTGCCCCCGGCACAGTCTTGTTTGACGCAGCCATGAAGTCTGCTGAAGACAAGAATAAGAAGTTGGAAAGCAAAGGTGTTGGCTCTTTGCAGGTAGATGAAAAGGACGAGGAAGTTGGCGGCGTGCCTGACTTGCTTGCCCGACCAGTTGAAACTGAAGAGGCTGATGTCGTACCCAACACGATTAGGCAAGCCGTTCAAGAGGGTTTGCAAGAGGGAACTGAGGGTGCAGACGCTCCGTCTGCTTTCCAAGCCGGACCGCCTCGCCCAGCAAACTTACCCTTTAACATGCTCGCATCTGTAAAGCGATATAACCCTCAAACCTTTGAGCAGGTTGTCGCCATGATGAGTGACGTTGGCCCTGATCCAAAGACCGCCACCCCGTCCGAACAACTGGCTATGCGTCAGACTTCTCCAGAAATGCGTGACCAAGGAATGACTCGTGTAGCCCGAGGAGCCGTTGGTTCTGCACCACAAAATCTGGTTGAGGGTGGAATTTTAGGTGCGTTGTTCCAGCAGGCATCACCAAAGTCACGCGAGGCAATTGAAAGCACACCAACTATGGGGCAAGATTTGCAAAACTTCTTGTTCCGCATGCGTAGAGAGGGCCGATCATTCTTCGGCATGAATGACTGATGAGCAACTTTGAATACAAACCAAGTCCTGCTGGAGCCATGATGCGTTCTGGCTTTGCCCGCCGACCCCGTCAAGAGATACTGTCAGGCGATGTCAAAGCCGCTGGCTCTGCACGCCAAGATCCCGGCAACGGCCTTCGTGCCTTAAACGACGGCAACTACAAGGGCCTTGAGTCTATGGACTTTGCCGTCTACAAGGGCAACCCAGTCGCAGTGCTGCCTGATGGTCACATGGTGGTGATTAGTCCGGGCCAATTGCTTGCCGGTGTGAACGAGCGAGAGAACCAACGGCGCAAGATTGTAGAGCGAATGGCAAACGATGCCGACCGCGACTACTTTGCCGAGCAGAACATGGGTGCTTTTGACAGCATGCTTGATCAGTTTGAGTTCCCCGAGCAAATCTCAGCCGGGTACAAGGCCCTGTACGGTCAGGACCCAGCGGGCGTGATGTCCGACCTGCTCAACTTCGACGCAACCAACCGTCAAGACAAGCAGCGAGCGGCTCGTAGGGTTATAGAAACACAAATCAAACAGCGTGATGCCGTGTCGCAGGCTGGGGTTCAGACCCTTTCACAAGCATTCGTTGCTCGTGGTGGATCGTCTGCTGATGTTGCCTCAGCCCAGATTGCTGGCGGTGCATTGTCACGAGTGCTTGCCTCAGTTGCAGGGTCCGACAACCCCGGTGAAATCATCGGAGCCAGCCCGAGTTCAATCAATGACCTTGGTTTGGCCTTGGACACCTTTGATCGTGGGTCGGTGACCACTGCTCGCCGTGCTTACAGCAACTTTGACGGCAGCATGGAAGAGTTCATGCAGACCCCAGAGTTCACTCGCCTGACTCAGTCCGCAGCCGGTTTGGAGTCTCAGGTTCGTTTGGGGATTGACCCGTCAGCCCTTGCCTCTTCGCTGATTGAGGTTGACCAGTTTGACCCGAGAAACGGGCCAATGATTACGTCACTGGCAAGAGCAGAGGCCAACAAAAGGTTTGGTCAGTACGAGCGTCCGCGTGATCTCGACGAGTACCGCACAGCGTCACGAGAGTTTGCTAAGGGCGGTAAGTCAAGAACTGAGGCTGGCCTTAGCCCTGCACTGGAGCAGCAAAACTTCCAGAACAAATTGGAAAACATTGCGTATCAGTATGCGGCAACCAACCCGCCGGAATACATTGAGGGCGAAAACCGCACCTTGACCGTGATTCGCCACTATCTCAACAACGCCAGCAACGCAGGCTCCTCTGCACGCATGGCTCTCAGCCTCATGGGTGACGCATCTGCGGAAGAATACATGCGAAAAGGTATGGCGTTCGTTCAACAAGTTGAACAAGGTCTTGCATCCGTCGCATCAGAGTAAGGTTTACGCATGTCTCAAATGAACGAGCCGGACTTCCTGTCTGACTACAACGCTTTTACCGAAGCGTCCAAAGTTGCAACAACCGAACTTGCCAAGCCCTACACAGGGTTTGAGGAGTTTGGTCTGCCCACTGCTGAGGACATCCTCAAGGATATGCCCGGTCGGTTTGAGACAGATGCTGCCCGGTTGCAGTTCAGCGAGACCTACAACGAGGGCATTCGCAAACTTACCGAGGTGTCAGATAAGTCTGGCTTCTTTACCTCACTGTTTGCAGAACTGGGCAGCGTTGAAGACCTGATGCTTCAGTTCCAAGACATGGGCTTTACTGAAGAGACCATGACCAAAGAGGAGAACGATGCGTTTGTGTCTGCGATGCAGCGTGTCCGTCAAACTCGCCGTGGTCTTGAACGTCGTAATGGCGGCTTCTTTACCGAGGCTGGTACGGCTCTTGGTGAAGTGCTGAACGAGGTTACCGCTCCACTGCTGGTGGGTACTGCTGCTGGGTCAGCAGTCGCACCCGGTGTGGGTTCTATTGTCGGCGGTGGTGCTGGTGCTTTGTTTGGTATGGGCCGTCTTGCCATGCGTGTCTTTGATATGTCCCACTTGGAGTACGAAGACGAATTGGCTCACGAAAATGCTCGCCGTCGCAAAGAAGGTTTGGAACTTTTTGACTACAACGGTGATGACGCTTATCAGCGTGCCACTGGGTCGGTCGCTACAGAAGCAGCGTTGGAGTTGGTTACCCTTGGTGCTGGTAAATACCTCAAACCAGTGGGCAAGGCGGGCCAGCGTACGCTGCGGTCTCAACAGGCTGCTGCTGCCCGGTTTGCTCGTGAAGAAACCTCCTACCTCGTAGGACAGTCTCGCCAGTTGCTTCGTGACATCGGCAGACGCACGGTCACTGAGATGGGCAAAGAAGCGTTTGAAGAAGGCATGGCTGGTGCGGTCAACGATTTGATCGCTGAAGTTGTCACCGACTTTGATGTTGACCGCTTCGACCCGGCCTCGTACTTCCGTGACGCTGCTATTGGTGCGGTTACTGGTGGCGGTCTTGGTACTGGGTCAGCAGTGGGTGCTGCTCAAGTACAGAAGTTGACGCGGGTTCTTGAACGACGCAGGCTTGGGCCAAAGACCCGTCGCGTCATTGACATGGCGTACAACGCCGTGGACGTTGAGAACAACATCAACGATGAGATTGCAGAGTTCTCTGGCCTTGACGATGCTCAGAAGCAGGCACGGGTCAAGGAGACCGCCGAGACTGTGCAAACAGCAGAAAAGGCTGAGGCCGAAGCCCGAGCAAATCGGGACAACCTCATTCGTCGCGGCAAGAAAGATGCAACTTTTACTGACGCTTTCATTGATGATGCAAACGCCGAGGTCGAGTCGCAGCGAATGACCCTAAACAAGTTCCGCCGCCAACAAAGAATGCAGAAGGAAGTCTTCGGCATGACTGGTGCGGTGGAGGCAACGTCGGAAACCACCGAGCAGCACCTTGAACGCATGAGCCGCCCGCTGAACCAGTCCGAGGAGGGGGCGGCTGGTGTGACTCCGTTCACCCAAGCCGAAGAGTCTTCCCTTACCGAGGACGAACGGGTGACCGTCAGAACCGGAAGCCGACTTGGCGTGCAAGTTGTGTTTGTCGATGGCGGTGAGGGAACTCGTTACGGTCAACTTCCTGCTTGGTACTCAAGCGGTGTCTCCCGAGCCGATGACGGTAAGGGTGTGGTGTTCTTGCGACGGCAAGAGTCGTTGAGCGGCATTACTGGCACGCCGATTAGTCGTGGAAGACTGCGTGGTCTTATGGTTCATGAAACCATCCACTACTTGCAGCACTCAAACCCTGCCCTTTACAACAAGATTCGCAGCCTGCTTGACAACAAATCTGTACTTGATGCTGCAAAGGCTTACGCCCAAGAAGGTGCGCCCGTGCTGGACAGAAACGGCAGGCCGATCACTGCAAAGGACGCTGCCGTTTTTGACTTGGTTGCAGCAACCATGGAGGGTCGTGAAGTCGAAGCCACTGAAGAGGCCGTAGAAGCAGCCACCAGAGCAGAGGTCGAAGGTGTTGCTCGCTTGCTAGAAGAGGCATCTCGTGGTATGGAAACCAAGGTTGACCAGACGCTCGCGTCTTTTGGCATCTTTGGAACACAGGCACGGCAGGCGGCACAGGTACTTAGGGTATTGGAGGCTGCGGCGAGTGAAGGCACTGCCATTGCCGAGCAGGCCGTTGGACCCAACGTTCAGGCGTTGCTTCGGATCAACGAGCGTCTGGAAGGCGAAAGCAGCCGGGAGATCCTAGAGGCCGAAGAGGCTCTGGGTCGGGCCGAACAACTTGCCGATGACGCTAAGATCAGAGAGGCTCATGCGGAGCAGCAGAAGGCCGAGGAAGAGATCCTAGAGAACGAGGAGATGACCGAGGCGGTACGACTGTCCGGCTTCTCAGAAGAGCCTGAGCGTGTTCCGGTCACCAATCCTGATGATGTGTCAGCCGCTCGGGTGGCATCTATCCAATCCAACATCTACGAACCCGTCACTCGCGGTGATTTGATAGATGAGAACCTCAAAAGATGGGCTGGAAATACCACTAGGACTACCCCTGACGGTGCATTAGAAACGCTTTATCACGGCACTGATGCCATGTTTGCAGAAGATGCCCTGTTTGACACCAAGCGGGGAGAACTTGGTCTGCACCTTACGTCCGATCCGCGTGTTGCTAACTACTTTAGCCGCCGTGGTGGGACAGTTGCCAACGAGGGAGCAAGGGTCTATCCGGTATACGTCCGTCTGGAGAATCCACTTCGCCTGATAGATCCGATGGTTTGGAACTCGAACACGGTGGCTGGTGCAATGCAGCGTGCTGGTGTGTTCGATACGAAGGAAGAGGCACTGGCTCACATCGACAGTTTTCAGTCTCAAGCATTCCAAGAAATGGTGCAGGACGCGAAGGCGTACCCCGAGGTGGGACCTTCAGGCACTCGTGTGCCACGCATTGAAATGGAAGAATTACTCAAGTCCGAACGCAAGTTGGAACGGTTCGTGAATCTACCATTCCGAGACTCTCGTCTGGACACCCGTATGACTCAACTTGCGATTGAGGCTTTGGGGTATGACGGGGTCGTGTACCTGAACAGGGCTGAAGCAGTCAAGATGGTGGGTCGAAAGCCCAAGGTGTTTGCTCCTGCTGCTGTTGCATCTGCCTCCGTGGATGATGCCAAAGCCAGAGAGGTTTTGGAGCGAGACGGGTTTGAGGCACGCGATTCGTACATCGTGTTCAACCCCAGTCAAGTCAAGTCATCCACCGGCAACAACGGTTCATACAGCCTTGAGTCCCCTTACATCAACAAGGCTCGCATCGGTCGCAACCTTCAAAGCCGTACTGCTCCGCTTGACCAACTGTCCCCGCGTGATCAGATCCGATTCCGTGCCGCAGGCCGTCAGGCAGCACGACTCAACCTTGAGAAGATCGCACCGTCCACTTGGATTGAGACACTTCAGCAGAGTCCACACCGCACCACGCTGACCATCCCGAGCATGGGCGAGGTGTCACGAACACTGCCTGACGGTAGCCCCGTGTACCAAACCTTCCGCATTCCCGGCACGGACATTGTCTATGCCATGAAGCGTATCGTTCCGGGTCGCGGTGAGACCTTTGATGGCTTTGAGATCACTGGCCTGTTGAACATGGAGGAGGGACTTCGCAGCCCTATTCCAATTTTGATCGGTCATGCTATAATGGTTGCTGACGGCAAGCCGATTCGTGGTGATTGGTTTGATGTCAGGAGACCCAATAGCCCAGAGGGCAAGTTGCCCTACCTTTATCGTCAAGAAGGTGTTGAAATTATTGACGAAGAAGCCTACGACGCTGAGTGGGCAAAGCAGAATTTGACCCCCGAAGTTTTCGCTGCCCAACTGGCGGCATGGGAAAGCGACGGATGGAACCCGGAGTATGACGATGGCGAACCTGAATTTATCGGAGAAGTCCGTATCCCAAGCAACCTCCCTCCTATCCAGTATGGGATTTGGGATGGAGCAAGTGAGTCAGAACTTGATCGACTCCGTCAGTATGGCCTACGAGGATGGCTTGCTATCTCCGCAGAGCGAGCAGACGCTGTCGGAAGCAACCAGCGGGTTGCAGGAACAAGCATTGATGGTTCTCAGTCAGGCGTTCAGAAGTTGGAGGCGGCGGGAGTCGTATCCGAACGCGGCGAAGATGTGGGAGAACTTGAAGGGGAACCCGGAACTGCTGGTGTCGATGGCGATGAACGGGCAGGAGTTCGACCGGGAGACCGAGTCGGAGACCCCGTTCAAGCAGGCACTCGACGAGGCTTTGCAGATCGACTCACGGAATCCGAGAAGCAGGGCGTAAGTCCTGTTGAGTTGGCTCTTGCCGTTGAGGCCGAAGCCAACGATGCCGACCTGACCAAGGCCGCGTCCATGCTGATTGGCTTGGACATGCTGCCAGATCAGAAGTGGTTAGACCTTCACAAAGCATGGAAAGAATCCAAGGCTCCGCTGCTGCCGCCCAAGAAGGACGGGGAAGTGCAGTGGGACAAGGACCACCCCGCAGCCAAAGCGTTCCGTGAGTACGCCGACTTGTATTCGCAGTCGTTTGGTTTGCCCGGACGCAACCACAGTCAGGCTGACGGCTCTGCTCAAGCATCAGAGTTGCAACGTTTGCTGGACCTTCGTTCGCAGGCTGCATCACAACGCATCGCCAACCTGTCTCAGATTGCAGGCAAGGGTGTTGAGGATGCAGAGACATACCAAGAGTTGCTCACTGAAGCATTGGCTCTCGGCATCCTTGAGGTTCACAACCGTGCTGGTCTGAACCAAGCGACCGAGTGGTACTCGCACAAGATCGAGACCGCCATGGAGATCATCCGTGATCGAGTGCCGGGTCTCAAGGTCAACGATCCCCAAGCCAAGGAGAACGAGATTGTCTTTGGCCTGTTCTTGGCTGTCTTGTCCAACGGTCAGGATGTCCCGAAGAACATGGAGCAAGCCATCGTTGGATTCCGCAAATGGGTGGAGACTGGCGAGTTCCCAGTTGGTGGTGCGTACCGAGACAACAGCAAACAGTTCACCATCATGGAGCAACTGCGTGATCACTTTGGTTCGTGGGAAGCAGTGGGTGAATGGCTCAAGACCCCCGGATCTATTAGTGAGATCAATGCAAACTTGAAGATCCTGCGTAAAGAAATGCAGGATGCTGGCATCGAGAAGCCTGCGTTGCCTGAGTCAATCAGTGGCGAGTTGGCTTCTCAAGACGGTTACAACTCCTTGGTGCTTGGACCCAAACTGGGTGCATTCTGGCTCAACCTGAATGGCGTATACAACCCGTTGACCATGGACCTGTGGTTCACCAGAACCCTTGGTCGGCAGGGCGGCATCTCCACCCAGTACGATCCGACGCAGGAGATCCGCTTCACCGCCAAGTTGCTGGAAGCCAAGAAGCACTTCAACCGCAACGCCAAGCAGCACCGTGCTTGGATGAAAGAGCAGGACATCACGGACGCAGATCGTGCGGTGGTTGATGAAGTGTTCGACAAGGTGGACGCAGGCACTGTCACTGAGGCCGACCTGCTTCGCCTTGAGAAGTTTGCCGATGCCAAGATTGTACGAAAGAAGGATGTCCAGAAAGTGGGCGGCGGCAAGTTGGTCGCATGGGCAGACCAGTTTGTTACCAACCGAAAGGATCGTAACGCCGTCAAGAGGTTGGCGAAGAAGTCCCGTGCTGGCAAGATTGATGATGCTGATATTGCCGAGGCTCGTGCAATCGCGGAGCGGATGGAGGATGAGGTTACTGTCGTTGAGAAGCCACCCAAGAATGACCGGCGCACCATCGAGTTCCATCGCAAGCGTGTCGTTGTCAGCATCAAGGGTGACGCTGCTTGGGCCGTGTCCATTCACAAGTTCAACCCAGAGTTTGCAAGCAACAAGAAGCGTGACTGGGGGCTGTACGCTAAAGCAGGCAACGGCAGCGACCCAGTTGCCTTCATCGAAGCAGCAACCGTAGAGCGTAATGCATACGGGGTTGACAACTTCAAGGAAGAAGATCCGGTCAAAAAGGCTGTGATAACTCCGATCAACACATACCTCAAGACCCGAGACCAAACCTTGGATGCCCCCGGCACTGGTGAAGATCGTGCTGAGTTGCGAACCATCACCAAGCGTGGCATTGCCCGAGCCAATGAGATGCTTGAGGCTGAAGGTCGAGTCGGCAACATCTCCAACGCTGCCGCTCAGGCTGACCTTTGGTATTTCGAGAAGGGTCTTTACTTCACCCATGTCCACATGGAGAAGACTTACGGCGATCCTTCGGTGCAAGATTTTGCAGTCGCTGCTGATGCCGCAACCAAGAAGTTGGGCTACGACCGTGGAGACAACCCAAGCCTCGGACCAGCCGAGCCTGATGTCTCATCCGCCCGCGTCAATCCGTTTGTGAAGACAGAAGGCGTGGACATGCAGTCCATGCCAACCGGACCAAGAGTCACGTTGGACACAGATGAATTCTACGAAGGTCAAAGCAAAGCGCGCATCGTGACCCGGTCCGCACTGGAGCGAAGGCTGCAAGCGGTCGAGCGAAAACTGCTCAAGAACGAGCAGGCCACGGTCAAGTCTGGCGAGGTTGCCGGGCAGTTCTTCCAAGATGCCATGCGGGATATCGTTGAGGAGCAACGTGACCTTCTTCGTTCACGGCAGGGCGTGTCGCCTGCTCTTGCAGCGATGCGTGGCATGGAGGAAATGCTGGCGGTTCAGAAGGTCATGGTGCTTGCTGAACGTCGCAACAACCGTGTCGAGCGTACCGAAAAACTGCGAGAACTTCGTGTTGAGTTGCGTGAAAGCAGAGAAGAGGCCATCGGCAAGATTAAGGCTGAGGCTGAAGCAAAGCGTGAGGCTCTCAAAGGTCGCATGACCGAGCAGAAAGAACGAGAGATTGAGCGTGAGCGTCAGGCTGCTGAACGCAAGTACGACAAGACAGTCGCTCGTGAGCAGCGTTACGAAGAAATGCGACGGCTTGCAGTCGATGTAGTGACTGATCACCTGCCCGTGTCTGTCCGAGGCAAGTATCTCAAAGCATTGAGCAAACCACGGCTGACCGCTAACCAAGTCATGGGTCTGACCAGACGGGTCTATTTAGATGCAGTCAAGGTAGACGCACGAGGCCAACGAACCAGAGCCAACGCGATGTTGAAGCAGGCTGGCAGCAGGAAGATGGCTGACGATACTCGTCAGAAGATGAAGTCCCTGATCGAGGACGCGATCCGGCTTACCACCACCGCCAAGAGTGCCAAGAACTTCAACGAGGTCGAGAACCTGACTGAGCAGGCAGCCGAGAAGTTAAATGAAGCCAAGGCCCTGTACGAGTCCGACCGTCAGGCGTTCCGCGACGAACAAAACAACCGTGGTCTTGCAATCGCTGATCGCATTGAGCGGGTAGTGGCAGCCATGGCTGGCGGTGATGATGCCCGAAGACTTGGTCGAGCCTTGGGTTCGGGTGTTCGGGGTGAGATGTCATCAGCCTTGGGTCGCCGTGGTGCTTTGGATTTGCGTGCAGGCTTGCGTGAGATTGGTTTGACCGACGATCACGCAGTGCTTGCTGCTGCTGAAGATCGCATGAAGTCAGACAGCCGTGACCTGATTGAGACTGCCAATCGCATCGTGAAGCAGCGTGGCTTCCGTGACTTCCGTGACTTCATGGCACGAACCTCCGGGTCCAAGGGTCTTGGTCGCCAAGAGTTCCGAGTCTTCAAGTACCGGGATGAGGCTGGCAACCAGAAGGAGATCACCATTACCTTGGGTCAGGCCATGAAGTTGGTCGCCCTTGACGAGCATACCCTTGGGCAACTGCGAGGCAAGGTCCGTCGTGCTGGCGGTAAGAGTGCAGAGGATGCCAAGGTCCAAGAGTTGGCGTTCCAAGTTCCAACTGACGGGGCAGCCGAGCCGGTAAGCATCAAGGGTACTGACCTCGTGGGTGACATCGAAGCATTCCGTCAAGGGATGAAAGTGTCGGACCCTGACATCGTTGGCGTGGTCAAGGACCTGAAGGATCTTCGCGGCAAGATGCTCAAGCCCAAGGCGATGTCTGCGTTGTACCGATTGACCGGAAACATTCCTCCAGTCACCAAAGACTACGAGCCACGCAAGGTCAAGGGTTCCAGCATTAAGAAGGTCGAAGAGGTTCTCAACATAAGCGGTGGCGCAGTCGGGCCACAGTTTGCAGAGAACGCAGGCTTCACCATCAAGCGTGTTGGTGGTGGCGTGACGGTGGTTGGCGACATGATGTCAGACTTCCTTGAGCATGCCGATCAGTCTTTGAAGTTGGCGCACATGGCAGAGCCAACTCGTGTGATCTGGTCTGCTTTGTCTGACCCTCAATCGGCAGAAGCCATTGAAGGTGTGCTTGGTACTACTGGTGTTCGTAACCTGCGAACACACCTTGCATATGCGACCGGCCTGATCCCATCCAACATGAACCCCGGCCCACTGGGTCAGATCGTTGCAATCGGTGCGGGTACTGCAATCGCTGCAAACCCCGAGACATTTGTGAAGGTTGCTTTGGGTGGCCTCAACAACTTGTTGCTGAGTGACACGTTCAGCCTTGGCATGCTGGCAAATGGCATGGCACGGGCATCACAACTGTTGGTGTCTGGTAAGTTCAATCAGTTCTACGAAGACAAGGTGCTGGCGAACAGCGGCTACTTCTGGGACCGTGACCACTCGTCCGCTATTGATCGCCGAATTGTGTTTACTCGGGACGATGGGCTTGCCAGCGAGAAGGATGTCACCGACTTCACCGACATCTTCCAGACGGCGTTCGCATCGTTCGGTTCACTGCTCGATTCACTGAAGCGTGGTGACCGGCAAGAATCTCTGAAGCATCTTGGTGACATTCGTGACGCTATTGCCTCCACCCCCAAGGCAATCCGAGTGCTTCGTCACCTTGACCGCTTCATTGTGGCGGCAGCGGTACTGGGTCGCAACGAGGCCGAGGCTGTGACCAAGGACGATGTCTTTGCCGCAAGCCTTGACGTTCGCAACACCCAGAACACCTCGTCACCATTGGACGATGCACGGGTGACCGCAGTGCAGAGAGTCAATGCCAGCCCTGCTGCGTACATTCTGACCTTCTCGTCCGACCCACTAAAGACTCAGTCCAGAATCATGGAGACTGAAAACACCCCGGACAACCTGAAGAAAACAGCCGTGGCTGTGCTTGGCAACGGCGGCATCAGCATTCTTGCTCGTGCCATGTCCACCGCAGTCATCGCATCCCTGCTGCTGGATGACGAGGACGAAGCGGACAAGGTCTTGAAGGAACTGAACAAGCAGCGTCTTGCTGATGGTCTGGACAAGACCCTGATTGAAGAAGTGTTCGTCCGCAAGGCTGGCCCGCTGGGCTTCATCTTCTCTCGGGTCATGGGCAACCTTGCCAACGAGGTTGAGAACGCTGCCACGGTTGGCACTCGCATCGACCCACGCCGCCTTGGCACGGAGGCAACCGAAGCCCTGATGCCAATCGGTGTGCCATCGGTGATCGACATCTTTGAGCAGGTGGCTGCGGTGTCCACGGAACCTGATGAAGCCAAACGATCCGAGGCTTGGGAACGGCTGCTGGTTCTTAGTGCGACCATCGGTCTGGGTCAACCCATCGGGCCGCTGCGGAAGTATTACGATCCGTTGCTCACCGAGACCAGTCGGGCCGAGGTGCGGTCAGCCGACTATCAACTTCGCAGGATGTTGGAGTCAGATGATCTGCCGCCAGAGGTTCGCGAGGCAATCAGGTCAGCCAACCGAGAGTACGCCGAGGCAAAGAAGTTACGCGACCGGGAGTGATGCACGGTCAATCTCTTGCAGGGTGACATGCACGCCGTCCTCAGCACCGTACTGCTTGGTCGCCGTCAGGTAGATCACCTGTGAATCATCGACGTACAGCACATCGTTGATTGCATCCATGATCATCTTGGCAAGGTTGTCGATGTCAGGCCGGGCGGTCATGTAAGCGTGAGCATACCGCTCCAGCACCAGCCCTTTGGAATCGAAGTGCTTCTTGGGCCTCTTGTAAACAAACACCAAGGAGAGCCGAAGGGGTCGGTGCGAGGGTATCCATCCACTCGCCGCTGCTGCTTGCTCCGCCTCAGCCCTGACCGCCCCCTTCCATGCTCTTGCCTTGGTGCTTGTGATTGACACGGCTCGGCCCTTGAAAACGCGAGGGCGTGGCAAAGGGACGGGCCTGCCGTGTACCTTGAAGACTACAGGCCGTACATCTTCTTGACGATTGCCCTGATGTACGCCTTCGGTGTCCTCGCCTCTTGGCTCTTGCTGATCATCGCGTCCAGACATTGCTTGGCTCCCAGTTCGTCGTACTGTTCGTACACTTTCCTGACCAAC